GTCCAAACTAGCCAATTCATTATTGGCCCTAAAAAAAAGCTCCATAAAATTCCTAAACAGCATACCCACATTATTGCAGGGCGAGCTCCTGCTACAAATATAGAAGCATGCTTTGCTTGTTGCAAATTAATATCTGCTTGAGCTTTTTGTAAGTCAATCATTTGTGATTTTATTTGAGATTCCAATTCCATTCTTTTAGTTTTATCAGGAATTGCTTTAGATATTAAATTGCTTATTGGCGCAAAAAATTTATCAATCATCTTTATCACCTCTTAATATTTTTTCTAATTTTTGTTTTTTTTCATAAGCCGAATCTTGATGAAGATCTTTATCAACAATTTTTTCAAGCTTTAAACTTTCTATTTTTGTATTACTAATATAACGCCAAGTATAACCGTCTTTACCGTAAACACCAAAAACCGTTGTGCCCATGCCAATCTTAATAATCATGGCTTGCTCACCGTCTAATAATACTTTATCACCTTCATTAAACTGTGAATTAAGTTTAAATTTAAGACCTTTAATAAAAGATACTGAATAATCTTTTAAAGCAAGGCCGCCTAAAACACTTGCTAAAAATATTGAAATTTCAACATAATATTGTTCAAGATTCATTTTACATGAAGAAAGCATTAATAACTAAAGAAGATAATAAACCAATAACTATTCCAGCTATTTGCCATAATCTTTTATTTGTAGTGTTTATATCAAACTCAATAGAATCTAATCTTCGAAAGTTTTCTTTCCATTTTTGCTCACAAACTCGTTCATGTCTATCTAATGAATTAGCTACTTGCTCAACGGTAGGTTTTTTAATCGATTGTTTTTGTGCTGGTTTTTTCCTGGGCATTTTCTTCGCCTTGTAAACTATCTAATAGTAATTTTGATTTAAAATCAACTAATTGTTTTTTATCTGAAAATTCTCTAGCTAGAGGCTCAATTTCAATACATCTTTGTTGCAAAGATTTAAGATCTTCAAATAAGCGTACTTGATCTTCAGTCATTTCTTCTTTACTATATTCAATAACTTCGCCGTTATCTTTTTTTATTTGTATGTCTGCCATAATTATTCTCCTATTGTTTTTGTTTGTTGTGTTGGGGCAACTAATTCTGAAATATTTTCATCAAGCTTAGTTTTTAATTCTGCAACTTTATCAGCGCCTAAAGCTTCTTCTACCCAGCCTTGAACATCGCTTTCAGTTAAATTAGCAAAAGCAGTAAAGCTTGATAGATCAGAAGTATTTAAAATTTGTGCGCCATACACTGAAGCGGTTTGTGCGTGGCCTTCAGAATCTTTATTAACATCATCTGTAGCTATTAATCTCCAATGCACATTAAAAACAGTATCTTCATTGCCATCAATGGTTTTTACATCTACAGTTTTACAATCCCAAGTATAATTTATTGCCATATTATGCCTCTAATGTTTGTACTCTTGCTTCTAATTCTTGAATAGCTTTAACTAAAACTGGTATCATTTGTTCTTTGTTTAAACTTTTACAATCTTCAATATTTTCATCTTTATATGTACTTACTAATTGTTTTAAAGATGTTGTTTCTACCTCTTGAGCAATAAAACCAAGCTGGTCATTTCCTTTGTCATTTTTCCAATCAAAACTAACAGGTCTTAATTCTTTTACTGCATCTAACCCTAAAGTTATGTCTTTAATATTATCTTTTTTTCTTTCATCAGATAACGATGAAAGGGCGCGATAATAAACCGTTCCATGATAGCTTACAAAAAATTCGTATTCACTATTTGAGCTATCATAAATGTAATAGGTTTCAACAGAAGAAGAACCTGTGCCAACACAAGTTATTTGAGCGTGTCCTGAAGCAGTTCGTTTTTTTAATGTAAAGCCTGAATCTGTAAGATTATCTGCAGTTTTTCCTATGAGTAATGCACCAGCTTGAGTAATTCTCATAGCTTCTGCTGGGCTTACGCTGCCAACATTAATAGTTTCAAAAGACATAAAAGTACCTTGGTTTGACCTGCCGTCATCGCCATCGCCCGTTTCCACTTTACAAATTATGTTTCCGCCTTGATAAGCATAATCAGTTCCCTGACCTTCAAACATAATTTGACCAAGAGTATCACCAGCTTGAGTATCAGCGGCTCCTGATCCTGTATTAGTCTGTGCACCAAGCTGCAATCTTAATCGGCCGCCAATATTTGAACCACTGCCACCAACATTTGACTGAATTATTAAATTTGTTTCCGAAGCGTCTTTTTTAATATGTATAGGTGCTGAAGGACTTGTAGTGCCAATACCAAGCCGACCAGAGCTATCAATACTTAAATGATAAGTAGCGTTAGTATGAAAATCAAAAGAATCCGTAGAATGATTATAAGATATTATTCCTCTATATCTATCTGCCCCGCTTGTACCATCAGCAAAATAAATAGAGCCTGCGCTATTAGTTGCTCCTACTATACTTAAGCCATAATTTGTTGCAGAAGTCGTGCCACCTAAAACTAAATCATCTGCTGAGGTCCAATAATTAGAAGGATTTAAACCATTTAAACCTACTCTTTGAGAGCTATCAATTAATAATGCTCGAGAAGATCCTACTGTTGCACCAACACCGATTGTTAACATGTCTTCAGAATCATCTAAAGCTATGTAAAAGTCCTGGGCATTACCATCAAAAACAAGCGCAGTGTCTTCTTCTCCGCCGTCGCCTATTGTAATTTTTGGAGTAGTTCCTTTTAAAACTAAATGGCTATTTGTTAAAGTTAAAACATCAACATTACCAACTTTAATATCAATTTGATCATCGGTATCTGATGTTATAGAAGTATCAGCATCGGCATCTAAAATAAACTCTTGGCCGTTTATATCAATGGTTCCTGTTGTGACTAAATTACCATTAATTGTTAAACCGGCAGGCGTTGAATTATCAGCTGTAATTGAAATAGGTATTGTTATCCAAGCATTGTTTGCAGAATTTCTTAACTTTAATAAATTGTTAGATGTATCAATCCACCATTCATAAGCGAACGTAGTAGATGGTTCTGAAGATCCTGAATTGTTAGATACAATAGCATCTAAAGCATTATTTAAGTCTGCCCTAAAACTACTTCCAGATTGATTTGCAATATCGTAATCGTGTTGAGCCATTAAAAACCTCTTGCTATATAGTCAAATGTTCTAGCAACTATTGTACCACTACTATTCTTAAAAGTAATTGTAAAACCGGTTGCCGAAACGCTTGCAATTTCATAAAAATCACCGCTTCCCATGTTTTGAGCAGTCACTGCAATTTTAGGCGTGACTAAAAAATTTTCATTAAAAGTGACACCTAAAGCGCTTGTGCTTGATGTTAATTGATTAGTATCAATTTTTTGAAATGCTTCTAACGTTGCTGATAAAGCTGATATATATACTTGATGCGTTATATCGCCAGAAGTGACAAGTAATTTAAACTTAAAAGCTCTGCCATAATAATTACCTATTCTAAAATTTTGAAAGCTTGACCATGAAGGAGAGCCAGCAGGATTATCATTTGTTGTTGCAATTTGTAATTGTACTTCTACATCATCATAACTATTAACATCAATCGAATCCCAGGTATCAATATTTCCTGATCTTGTATCAAAAAAATCTGTTGTTGAGTCGGTTGTAAAAGTAAAAGCAGAAGTTAGTCTGTAAGAAGCTGCAGCAACTCCTGTGTCTATATAATTTGCAAACTCATAAGATCCTGATAAATCAACGCCTCCGGCCGCATCAATAAAACCAATTTCGTCTATTAGCCCTAAAGAGTCAAATAAAGTATCTGCTTCTAATTTTAATAAATTGTCAATTACAATCATATTACTTTTTGTGCCAGCAAAAGAAGGGTTTTCTGTTCTAGTTAAAAATTGTGTTGACTGAAATAAATCAGGAGTCACTGTATTTACAACTGAAGCTGCTGTAGCTGATTTAATTCCTGTAGAATCAACTGCTTTTATTAAGTAAGTTCCAACTAATAATGGTACTTCCGCTTGATTTGATATACCTGATACAGCTTCTCCAACTTGTGTAGATTGAGGCCAAGTAGCCCCTGAAGTTAAAGAAGAATGTCTAATTTCAAAGCTACCGCCAATTTTTACATCAAGATCAGTGCTAGGGTCCCAGGATAACATTGCAGTATTACTATCTGATCTTAAATAAAAATTTGAAACATTTGATGGAACAGCAGTTAGCCCATATATTCTTTGTGTAGCCGATGAAAAAGCAGAAGCAACTCCTACTGTATTAACCGCTCTAACGCGAAACTCATATAAACCAGGCTCTATATCAAAAAATTCAAAATTAGTGCCCTGAGAAGTCCCAGCGCCCTGAAAAGATGCTTCGCTTGACTTTTTAAATTCAACATCATAATGATCAATACTTACGTCTAAATTTTCCCATTCTGTATTTATCGAAGCTCCAAACGTTAAAGTAGCTTTTGCTTTTACCCCGGATCCTTGCGTTGTTGTAAATAATTCTTCAGTGACAGAATTTATTGCCGGAGTATTTACATCAGGCAAAGTTCCAAAGTTTTCTACTTCAAATATTTCTGTAGCAAAATCAGAATAAACACCCATTCTGTTTTTTGCTCGAACAGCAACAAAATATTGGCCGGCTTCTAATTTATCAATTGTGAAAGATTCATTAACGCTTCTGCCTTCAAAATCATAACTGCTTTTATTTTCAAAGCGTACAGAATTTATTCTATTAATTCCAATTTCATAAGACTCAACTGCTGACTTGTTTGGCTGTGTCCAATTAATAGTAATTCTATTAAATAAGGTTGGCGGAATTGCAATTAATTCTTCTGTAGGCGTAGTAATTGTTGGCTTATCTACAAAAGAAAAATTAGGCAAGTTTGTATTAACAGAAAGATCTTCCGCTGTTATTGTGCCAAAATCATAAACATCATCATCATATTCTCTAGCCGTAATTTCAACTTCATCATTATTTTTTATAGCTAATTTCATTACGCGGAATTTTTTTCCTAAATTTGAATTTAAAGTATTCCAGCCTAAAGTTTCTAAGGATATATAAACAACATCACCGATTTCTGCTCTTAAACCTTCAATTGTACTTTTAAATTTAAAAACTAAAGATTGTCTTGATTGTTTCATATTAATTGTTGAAATCATCAAAGCTCTTTCCATTTGATCAGTAAAAGGCAATTCAATTGATCTTTCTAAAGTTAAATTATTATCTTGCTCTTTAAAAACTGTGCTTTCCGTTATTGCAAAATCTCCCTGCATGTCTCTTGCTTTATTAAAAAAACCAGCTCTTATTTTGTTTGTTTTATATTCTTTACCGCCTAAAGATAATTCAAAAGATCCTAAAATATTATTTTCATTAAAAGTTTGTACAGCCGTTCCTGTATCATCAATAAGCAATTTATATTTACCGCCGCTAAAAACTAAAGATCCTCTGCAGCTTGTTAAAAGTTTTTCAATATTATTAATAGCTTTATTGTTTGTATTTAAAATTCCATTACAAGTATATTTTTTTTGAGTTAAACTGCCAACAGTGACTTCAGTATTACAAAGATTCCTGGCCGCTGTAAAAGAAGTAGAATCTATTTGTGAGCTAGGTATTGATCTGCCATAAATTGTATTAGTTAAATAATCTTCAATGCAATCGGCTGGGTTATCACTAAATACTTTATAAGTGTTGCCTCCTGATGATACGCTTCTAGTTTTTTTACCTACAACGTCAAAGTTTACTTGCGGAATACCTACGCTGCCAAAAGTTTCTGGTTCAAACTCAAAACGCACAATTGCATAAGCAACTCCAGATAGTGTATCTGAGTTAGTCCAAATTCCGCCAGTTGCGTCTATAAGATCTTGATCAGCTGTTTGTGTTGTTGTGCCATTATAAATTTCATATTTAACTAAGCCTTCATATTTTGGTTTATGTATATTTTCTTGTCCGGACCACGTACTAAACTCCGTAATAACAAGATCAAAAGTTTCTACTGATTCTTTTACTGGATCATTATTTAAATAAA